TCATCCCATGTTAAAAAGCGATTTGCTAGAAATTTAATCGCTTCTCCAATGCGGTTTAGATCGAAATAGTTATATGCGCCTTTCATGCCGGGCAAATATTCGGATAGTTCTTCAGGTGTTAAACTGGATATTGTGGAAATTATAATTTTGTTATTTATTTCGCTGACTCTTTGGACGTCTGCTAATGTCCTGTCAAAAATCAATGTATCAATTACGCTCATGATTATTTAACCCATTTTTTTGAACCAGAATCCCATTTAAAACCCAAATCCCTAAGATATCCTCTAAGATCATAAGTTTGACCGGATACCTCAGTGACATTTGACCAATTTATATTATGCGATTTTAGTTCCCTGCTTCCCATCTCGTTAAATATTCCCGCTTTTAAATCGTAATTAGCGATCGTGGTATTTTTGTTAGGATTGTCATAGCTAGTCGCAGTTGGATACCCAATAGTTATAGCGCCTCCTCCTGCACTTGTAGCCTCCAATACAGTGTATTTCCATTGATTTCCGCTGCTCCGGCTTTTGCTATTTTCAACGCCGATTGATGCTGAATTGCCTATCGTTGATGTGCTCGCTGCGTTGCTTGTACCGCCTCTTCCTCCCATTTTCACGTATCCTTTCTAAAGTGATTTTGAAATGCTTCGATATTGACAATGTTTCCATGACATTCTTTAGGGACATTTCCGTAAAACAATATTTTTTTTGGACGTAATTCTTCCATCATTTTATTGTATCCAAATAAAAACGCATCTTTGGATTTAGGATTTTTCTGAGTGCCGATACTACTTACGGCAATAACCGATTCTTTCGGCTCTCCATCAAAGCACCATTCAAAGCTTTTCTCATCGCTCCACGAAATTGTAGGTATCACCGGGATTCCTGCATTTTGCCAATATGCTCCGATCCAATGCTTACGATAATGATTAAAAATTTGCATTGCCATTGGGTAATCTGTAAATGTCGAAAAATCAGGGGATAAAACACAATCAAATTTCCTAAGTTTATCAATATAATCATTTGGATTATTCCATGTACGTAAAAATTGATAATCATCAAGAAAAAAATGGACTCCCTTTCCTTTACAATCATTTTGCGATTTCACATAATTGAATCCGATCCATTCAATTTGATCCACATCATCAGGTAAAATTATTGGAATATCATATTTTCCTGAAGATATTGCGCTCATCTTTCCTATATTATCGATTCTGTTCTTGTACATAATCCCTCCAAAGATTAAATGTAATTTCCAGTATAAGCCATATTTGTAAAATCAAAACCAACAATAGGCTCGTATACATGGCCGATAGCAATCATGGTTGCTTTATCAGGTCTCAAATTAATATCTAAGCTTGTTATAATTCCAGTAAAATCATGCACTTTTGTTTCAGCATTTATTATGTACCCCACTTCGCGATTCCCCAGAACCATATCGGTTTCAAATTCAAGCCGGTTTTCTAAATATTCAAGCTTTTTATCAGCGAGATCCTTTCCTATATCATGTGTAGTTAACGTATATCCTTCGTAGCTTTTTATATTTTCTACTTCTCCGGAGGATATTTCTCTTCTGCTTGACTTTATGAGTTCGTTGTTAACGTATCTTCTGCCAGTTAATACAACATCTCCTTTAACTGTGACTCTTATTACAGCATAGTTGACATGCGCTTCCAATATTGAAGCTTGACCAGTAAGTGACAAAGTATGAAGAGGCTCTGCAAATCTGATTTCGTATTGCCCGACCTCTAATGTTCCGCTTTGAGGAGTTACAGTCTCCTGTCCTTTAACATATTTATATGCTGTAACATCTACTCCGGAATAGTAAGTTGTAGGCTTCGTGCTTCCTCCACGATACTGTTCTTCTAATGGTAAAGAAAACGTGGAATATATGTCGCGCGGATAAATCAAAAGATTCCCTTGCCGTGACGTATCCGCTATCGCATTTAACGCAAACATAATATGCTGAAAAGCTGTTCCACATGGACAAATTGGGATCCATCCTGATACAGTAGATTCCGTGTATGCCTTATCGAGGTCATAGTTTATAATCCCTGTCGGAAATGAAATGCGAAATATTTCATCTAGTATATCTGAGGCTAAAACATTATCATACAGCCCTCCCATGAAGGTATAAGAATCTAAGACACTCATTGCGTCATCGCACTCAAAGTTAAACACCAATCCGCTATTATCTATATCCTCCCATGTCCTTAAGAAAAACGTGCCAAATTCTTCCCCATTTCTTGTGACTTTTAACATTTGTCTCTTCATCATCATGTCATCTGCCACCGCACTGGATAATGGAGAAAAAAACGGGTTTAGCGTTCGGATTTGCGAGTTTAAAGTGTTGATTCCTATACTTTCAATAGTAGGGTCTATTTCTTCATAAATGTTGCAAGTGTCAATCTCTTCATCGTATATTATCCTGATTCTTCCGATATCAATGCGATACAATTTAACATATCTATGCGGTATTGCAGTTGTCACAAACTCAATTGTGATTTTTCTAAAATCTTCTACCGCCTCGTCAATCGCAGTTAAATCAGATGTCATGGTATATGTTCCGGTAATGATTTCCGCCGACGATGAATCATACCATGTTATTTTAACCTCTCTTACAAAATCCGATGTTCCGGGATAAAAGCCAAATGTAAGACCAGGCGCTTTGTGGTTAACAGAAAATTCAATTGTGAGCGTAGAAGGAAATGAAAAATTTCCGTTTTCATCGCTCATGCTATTAGTCCATAAGCCCCATGTTCGATTACTCGTATCCTCAGGAAATATATCTTTTGTTCCATCAAGTATCCAAAAATTGTGTTCAAAAGTTGCGTAATTCCCTGGCTCCGGCATATTGTCATATTTTAAATCATTCAGAACACTCCACGGACTTTTATCTGAGGCGGTTATGGTTGCAATATCGGCTTTTGCTGCCGGGTCTACTTGAGCAAACCTTATTTGCATATTACTCATATCACATTCCTTTCTGCGCGATAAAAGAAATTGATAATGTGTCCGTTATTACTATATCGTCCTCTTGATAAATTCGCTTGTACCTTAAATCGGAAGCTACAAGATACATGTATTGTTCAATTATGCTTCCCGTAGGATCCATAAACTTAACCGACACAAAATCTGTTTTCCCCATACTTTTGCATACTCCCCATAAATGCACAAAATCCGGTTCCTTGGAATTGCTTGTGCCAAATTCGAGGCTTAGATTTATGATAGTGCCTTGCGGATCCCGGATCATCGGCCAGTTAACAGCTTTAGTTCTGCCGGTCCCTTCTCCGTCAAGGGTTTCAAGCTTGACGGAGTAATCGATTATAAATAGATTAGGGTACTCTCTTCCATTGATTGCAAATATCATTATGTCACCCTTTGAGGTTGGATTCTGAATCCTGCGCGGTTGTCTTCCTTGACCAGTTCAAATCGCAGTAACCTGATAAGCTGGCCCATCGTAGAATCGGAATTGATTACAACATTTCCTCCACCGGAATTCGAAACAGCAACAGAAGCCATTTGATTTACTAGCGATCTCATCTCTTCTCGCATTGCCTTGAACTCCGCAATTAAATTGCCATCGGAAGTGCTGCCGGTTGCCGCAATGGCCGCTGTGGCTTGTGGGGATACCGAAAAATTGTTTAATTGCGCCATAGTGCCGGCTGATATCCCACTGCCTAATGACGCGGTATAGGCTTTGTTTTCTTCGGCGGTAAGAACGCGTTCTCCTTCGTGTAACAATGCCGGGAATTCGTCGTAAGGAACATAGTCTAAGCCGACTTTTAAGCGTGGGATTTGAGGGATGCTGATATATGGCAATCCAGCAAAAGGATATTTACCAGCAACGTTAGCCGATCTAATTGTATTCAGAGCACGATTTAAAGCGTTAAAAGGAGTATAGAGTACTGCATTCATTCCGTTAATAATGCCGTTTACTACTGTTTTTAAACCATTTACAATTCCGTCTTGAATCCCGACAAATATTGCTCCACCAGTTGAAAAAACATTTTTTACTCTTGTCCAAGCATCAGTAAATGTAGTCTCGAACCATTTTGGCACAACTGAAAATGTATTTTTTATGTTTTCCCAAACGCTTGTAAAAAAAGTTTTTGATGTTGAGAATGAGGCTTCTATGTTCTTCCATACTACGCCGAAAGTAGTTCTGAACCATGTGCCGGCAGTTTTAAATGCATCAGTTATATTGAGCCAAGTTCTAGAGAAAAAAGTTTTGACAGTGGAAAAAGCTTTTTCGATTGCTTGCCAAGATAATTTAAAAGTATTCGAAAAGAAAGTTTTTGTGGTCGAAAATGCATTTTTAATTCTGGAATTTACTTGTGAAAAAAAGGTTGCAGTAGAGGCAAAAGGAGCCTTAATATTAATCCAAGCAACTTTAAATATGTCAGAAAAGAATACACCAATTCCAGAAAATGAATTCTTAATTGTTGTTACCATTTCTACAAAAACATTTCCTGCAGACGATGTTATAGGAGCCAATCCGGTCTTTAAACCTTCTACAATCTCATTTCCAATACCTTCAAATACAATAGAATGTCCGGTACCGGTGCCTAGCAATCCGTTTACTTCGTCAATAAACGGTTGGAATGTTGTTTCCGCAACACCGCTCAACGAATTAGTTAATCCGGTAGTAAATCCTTGTCCGGAACTCATGCCAATAGATTCTAAGTCTAAAGTCTCTTCTGTATCGGATAGAAGTGGCTGGAATGTTGATGCAGCAGCTCCGTCCAAAGATGTTGTTAAACCGCTTGTTAAATCTGACCCGGATTGTAAGCCAATATCATCTAAATTAAGAGTTTTTTCGGTGTCGGAAAGAAATGACGCGTAGGTTGAATCTGCACTTCCGTCCAGCGATGTGGTAATGCCCTCAGTGAGTTTAGCGCCTGACTGGGTTCCGATATCTTCCAAATTAAGAGTTTTTTGCGTGTCCCCCAGAAATGTTCCATATGTTTCATCGGCACTATCTTCTAATTCGCCAGATATACCATCTTTTAATTTGCTCCCAGATTGTGTCCCTATATCCTCCATAGGATCTAAACTTGCTTTTGTGTCTTCCAAAAATGGTTCTATTACATCTTCCTCAGCAGTTTCTAGCGATCCCGACATACCATCTTTATATTCATCCGCTGCATCACTTCCGAATCCAAAAAATTCCGCAACACCCGAAAAAATATCTGTAACTGTATCCCATAAGCCTTGGAAAAATCCGAAAATTGGTTGAATTACATTCTCATCAAACCATGTTGCAGCGTCAACAAAAACACCTACAATCCAATCCCATGCATCCTGCGCGGCCTTCGCTACTGAATCCCAGTTTTCGATCAATAGCCATATTATTGCAACTAATGCTACTATAGCAGCAACAACTAGTAGCACTGGTAAAAATAACGCATTTGTAACGATTGCCGCTATTGCGGTTGCCACATTGTATATTGCCATTGCTGCAGATATAACCCCTATAACCGTGGCCAGAGCTGTTAGTATTCCGACAAAAACGTCTGCAGCCTCTTCCGAACCGAATATCCCGACTAACAAATCTCTGAATCCGGAAAAAGCTGCGGATATGGCATCTTTTATTGCTTTCCAGATTCCATCCCAGTCCATATTGACTAAAAAAGTTTTTATATCTGTTCCGATTTGTTTCCAATTGATTTCAGAAATCGCCGAGCTCATAGTGTTCAAAACACCTTTTATTGCTTCGGAAAATGTTTTTGCTATTGTGTCCCATTCAATGTCTCTAAAGAATGAATTTATGGATTCTCCTATTGAATTACCAAATTCTTCCCAGTTAAAAGTAGTTACAATACCATAGGCTGTATTAATTATCGACATAATCCAGCCTGCTAGAGTAGCTCCCAATAAAGCCCAATCAATAGTATTTACAGCATTGTTTAATCCTTCTCCTATCCGTACACCGAATTGATAAAATGGAAATGTCCGTATAAAGTTAAAAACAAATATTAATGCGGTGTTTAAGGCTTGTGCAATCGTGGTCCCTAACGATGGTAGTAAAGTGCTTTGTACTAATGCCCCATCTAAAAATGCAGCTAATTTCATCGCGAATGAACGCGCCCACGCCTGAATAGTGTCCCATGGAATATTATCTAACCAATCGGCAATTGCTTGACCGAATTTAAAACCAAGATTGCGAAAATATTCCAGATCAGGTTCGAGTTCAAGAAGTTTGTTTTTTAATTCTTCAATCCAATCCAACAATGCACTGCTTGGTACCTCCATATCGGCAAACGTACCACCGGCGCCACCGCCTCCGCCGCCGCCTCCGCCGCCTCCAGATGCGGTATCAGCAGACTGCTGATTAATTTTATCAAATGCAGCAAGTTCTTTGCTTGCATCTTTAGCGGCTTTTCCGGCTGAACCGGTTGAAGCAGCTTGATTATCTAACGCGTCCGCGTTTGCTTGTATGGCTTGTGCGCTTGCGGATGCTTGTTGGTATGTCTTTCCGAATAGCATAGCAATTAGAGTTGCTACAGCTTGTGTAACTCTCTGTACAACTCCTAAAAATGTTAACAGTGCAGGTTGTATGGCCTCCCATATAGGTGCAAATGCCGTCCACATATTTTGCCCTATCCCGCTAACAGCAGTGGATATCTGAGGCACGGACATAGCAACGCTGTTTAGTGTATTTCTAAAGCCGCGTAATGCTTTACTTATTACATTAAAAACAAACGCATTTTTAATCATACTTCCGATACGAACAGCCATTTTCTGTATGCCGCCAGCTGCGCTATTCGAATTTTTACCTATGCTGAATATGCTGGATGCTGCGCGTCCTGCTGCAGATATAATTTTTCCCAATCCGGAAATAGCAGACTGCCCCATGCTGATTATTTTTTGACCTGCATCTCTTGCGGCTTCGCCAATCCTAGCGAATTTCATGTCTCCGGATATTTGATCCATTCGTTGCTTTGTTTCGGTTGTTGCACCAGATAATGCTTGCAATCTTTGCTCTAACTCTTGCACTTCGGGAGCTGTTGACGGATCCATTTTTATTTGCGCAATTGCTTGGGCCATTTCCGTTGCTCTCTGTCTATTGGATTCCAGTTTTTCGTCTATAGGAGCCAATTGTTGCGCAAGGCGATCAACTTCATTAATGTATGGAGTTAATTGCTCTGTATTAAATCCCGTTTCTTTAAGCTGTTCTAGCTGTTCAACGGCTTTTTGATAAGACGCTTCTAAGTTAGCATTTTCTTTTTCTATGGCCACTGTGGCCGCATTAACAGCCTTTAAATCCGCTTCCATCTGCTTGATGCTTGCAAGTTTGGACGGATCTACTTTCATTTTATCAAGGCTTTCTTGCGTTTTTTTAGTTTCGTTTTCCAAATCACGCAATACCTTGACCTGATTATTAAATTCGTTGGTTAAGCTCTTAACTTTATTGGCAGACCTTGCAATATCACCGCCCAGCTTTGAGCTATCGCCTCTTATGTCAATTTTAATGGTACCGTCTGCCATAGCTTCGCCGCCTTACAATAGTTTTTCAAACTCTAAATCACGATCAATCGATTTATTTATTTCAATTACATCATATCCAATTCGAGCGCATTCGGATTTTTCATCCTTCGTTAATTTGCCTTTTTTCTTTTGCGCGCGCAAATATACAAGCCTGGAAAAAAAACTTTCTGGTAATTCGGCAAATCTGGACATAAATGTCCACCAATGCATATCTTCGTCATCAAGATTTATGTTAGATTTTAAAAACGCGTTGTAGATATATACGCTATCCTGGGCAAAATCGCACAATTCCGGTTGATTTGACTCTTTGTATTCTTCTCCACATCGTAAAAACCACAAGGCTTTCTCTGCAGCTTCCTGTAAATCATGAGGATCTTCAAGATACATATTATTTATCAGTATTTCTAATTTTTCTTCAGGCTCGAACTCCGAACTTTGCAACTGCTCGATGGTAAATAGGCAATCCCTATACGATGTGTTTATTTCATATTCCGTACCTGCGATCATAACCGATTTAGGAGCACGTTGTAATAACCGATTGATTGTATCACCGCCTAGCAAATAAGCGGAATGGAGCAATTTTCTCCACTCCGCTGCATTTAATGTTATTTCTTTGTTGTCCTTCTTTGCGCTCTATTCAGTTTTGCTGCCCCGACTTTTTCACCACGTTCTTTGCCGGCTTCGTCAAAAAACGGTTTTACGGCCTCAAACAGCGGATTTAACATCCCTTCGTCTTGATAGCCTTGTGTAATCAGTTCGTAGACGCCATGCCCGAAAAGACCATCAATTCCAATTTCCAAGTTTTTGAAAATGTTTTCGATTCCACCGCTCATTTTGCTTTCTGCTTGATAAATTTCATTGAGTTTATCATATTCGCCAGTTTCAAGCATATCGTCTTCAGGGGTATCTTTCGGGATTGACTCATATTCTTTTACAATGGCCTCATACTCCTGTTTGTCTTTGGCTAACTGCATACGGATTTCAGTATATTTTCTGTAAATCCCCATATCATAAGGATTAAATACAACCTGGCCTAAAACCGTTCCGTCTTCTCCGATTATATCGATTCGTTTGATCCGTTCGTTTCTGATTGAGAGTTCCATCTCGATTTTGCACCCCTTATCTTTTCGGCATACCCCGATTTAATTAAATACTCACCGCGCTCATCTGTCACAGATATATTTTCATCTGCTTTAACAGTGCGCCGGAATTCTTTGTCCGGATATGACTTTATAATTTTAATATCCATACTAAACCTCTGGCGTAAATGTCACTGTACCGTCAGTTGCTTTATCAGCTGTTCCAAATATCGGTTCGCCGCCAAGTTTAATATCGTAAGGAAAATCTGTGCGCGCGGAACCACCCAATGACTGCGGGATAATAGTACATGTAGGATACAAGTCAGCATTTTTATCAGTGGTGTACCAATACACAACCAAAACTTTAAATGTGGACAATTTTGTAAGCTCTCCGCGCCGTGCATATTCGTGCAGAACGGGATTAAGCTTACCGTGGTCCCCGACGGGTCTAATGGTATTCGGGTCAAAACTCATCGAACGTTCCAATTTATTAACAGAGTTATGTTGGATCCCCAGCACATCAGTTAAACTTTCTTCATCCGGGGAAAATTCGAGCGCTGCCTCTTCTGTGCCGTAGCCCTGAACTTCCCATTCGGGAGTGCTGGATCCGTCCGATACATCCACATAAAGTGCAAATTGTCTCCGTTCTGCTCTGGCCGTAAGATCAAAGGTAGGTATTGTTGCCATTATTAATAGTCCTCGCTTTCATAGAATAATTTATATGCTAATTGTAACTGAATCTGAAATTCATCGGCTCCATCATCAGTAATGCCCATTTGCATTTCTCCGTTCGCCGTTATCGTTTCTTCGAAATTATCAAAATTACTGAATACCGGCAATAACGGGTTTCTTTTGCTGCTATTTCTAATAGCGTTTTCGTAATTTATCCATCTGACATAGTTTCTCAAAAAATCTCCGGCATCCCTGCGCAATGTGTTTTCGCCTGTTCTGCGTCGCAAAAGAAACAGATAATTATCTTGTATTGATAGCACTTGATTGCTAAGAATGTCCTGTTGAAACTGGACCGAATTACTCCCGGCGATTTGTATTGCCCCAAGTCCAGGCGGAAGACCTGGCGTGATATCCGAAAAAGCCATATAATCAATTTCCAGCGTTTCAAATGGAGTTAATGCCGGATATGACATAAGAAATTGTCGTATTGGAGAAAGATATTCGATTTCGTTAAACATTGTTCTCAATCCATTTCTGGGCGGATTCTTCCCATTCGCCCATTTTATCGTTAGCTGCACGTTGCGCCCATAATCTGCCCCTGAGGATGCCTGTTTGATTTTCTCCCGGTTGCCTTCCTTCAAAGAATTGTTTCCTGGCATATGGAGTTCTCCACGTAAGCATTCCTTGCCCAACCACAGTATTTGTAATGCCTGACCTTACAAGAGCGCCTGTCAGCATCGGTATATACGACTCCATTCCTTGCAGCAACATATTATCCCAAAATATCTGAAAAGGTGAACCAACTCCTAAATTTGCATTTAATCTAGTTTGAAGTTGAGGGGAAAAAGATATTTTTCCGACAAGTGTATATGCTCCCGTTTGACCTTTAAAAAACTCTTTTCCTTGTGATGGGAAATCTATCTTAATAGCCATATATCACCTCACGCGCGTATAACAATATGCTGTAAAGCAACGCTTCCGAAATTTTGCAAGTTAAAGTCCGTTGCGCGTCTTACCGATGGATTATTTGTCATAAACTGGTTTTCCTGCGTGGTAACCGCGCCGGCCGTACCCCATGTAAACTCGTGAGAATTGTCACCTTTTGCCATCAACGGAAGCTGCCTTATATTAAACGTCCAATAATCTGACAGCTTATCATATGGCATTGCTTGCCATTCCTCCGGAGTTACAAATTGCTTTCCGGTAATTTCTTTTCTTAACGGAATATATAGTGTTACCGAATTTGTTATTTGTTGTCCCGTCTTATGGAATACACTGATTGAATCGTCATTCCAGAAGCATTTATTGAGTACACATCTGACATTTATATTATTGTTTGTAAGGCTATCTATGTATCTGACCCAAATTGTTATATCACTTGTAATCGAATTTGGAAATTGTCTCATATCACGCACCCGAATGGATAAACACATTGTGTAATTCAGTCCCAAATAGCCACTTATTGATGATACTTCGCATAGCTGCAGATCTTTGTCTATCTGATAACGCCGTAGTTTCGTATGACACAGAATGTCCGCCTACGCTTTCGGATTTTATTACGGGGATGTCAGGTGTACCGCGTTCTGTTTCGAATCTATATTGCATTTCTGCGATCTCACATGTGGCTTTGCCTAAACGTAATATCGTTTCGTTTGATACGCTAGTTAATATTTCTTCCATAATGCTTCCCGATAAATTACGCCGGTTTATGCGTTGTGTAGCTTGCTCTGCCCAAAACAAAAATTCGGTAAGCGGGATAATTTCTGTCCGACCTTGTAAATATTCATTCTGATAAAAATCAGTGTTCGCGAAAATCATCCCGCTCACCGGCCTTTCTGTTAATTGTTAATTTCGATCTCTTTTGGCTTTGCCGGTCTTCCGCGCTTGGCAGGTTCCCTTGGAGATTCTTCGGCATAACCTGCTTTTATAAGCACTATCCCCCGGCTGTCCGGTACATCAAACGTATCTCCGGGAAATTTCTCTGTATTAAGTTTTGCGTCTGTATACCGCAGAATCGTTTTTACCCTCATGGATACCTCCTTTTTATATAATAGGAGATTCGGTTGTGATTAGCTTGGAAAGCGCAATGGCTTTCGGGTTAAAGCGTACACTCCAATTATCACCGTCGAAAAGCTGCGCGTCTGTGGGCGATTCTGTCCAGCCCGTGGCAGGGATAGTGTAATGGAATCCATTGGGATGGACAGTCTCACGAAGACGGGTTACGAGGGTTTCAATTCCGCCGTATTTGATCTCATCGCGCTCAACTCCAGTCGGATTGTCGACTCTGCCGTTTGCCTGACGCAATACGCCGTTGCCGAACAGATAGGTGGTATATTCATTGCCATTTACAGGTACGCCATCGTCTATGATAACTGTCAAGCCATTGTAACTCGCCAACGGGAGGGGACGCTGAATACCATCAGCCATTGTCTGTTTCCAAAATTCCAACACCTGGAGATTTTCAAGGCGTTCGGCAACAATGGAATGCATGATCGCCATCCCGTATTCCTGCTTGTGATCGCCCATAGACTTAGTCATAAGGCGGTTAGCATCTGTAACGCCAATTGACGCGCCTGTGTCGAGAATATGTGTGCTCTTAAACTCCGTCGCAAATGCGCCTGAATCCGTTGTATTGAATACACCGTCAAGAATACCAATTAAAATCCTTTGGCGCTGTCTGGCCCAATACCGGGCAACTGTGCGCGCAATGTGACCCATAGGATCAGAACCGCTGAGTTCTCCCTGGAAATCTCTGGCCATAAATCCTTTCGAGCGTCCATACACAATCCCGCTCTGACTTGTACCAGTGGTTTCCGTCACATTAACATCGGTCATGCCGTTGTAGTTGGAGGGATCGCCCTCAAGGGGATTGTAAAACGGAATCGTATAGTAGTTACCGTCACCTGAGATGCGGTTGCCAATCAATGAATCCTGTACCATAGCTCCACTATTGAGCATAGCGGTAAGAATGGGATCGGGAGCCTCCGTCCACATCTGGATAAATAGCTCCTTGTCAAATGGATAGCCTAAAAACATTGCAGTATCTCTGTCTGCCAATTAAATCAATCCTTTCAAAATCAATTTTTCATTTTTGCAAAATGTGCGTAAATTGTGGGTTTTTCTTGTTTTAGCTTTAGCCGTTCGCTATAGGTCAACTTTCGGTAATCATCCAATGTCATATTGGTGTTAACGGGAATACCTTTGCCTGTTGCATATTCAGGCGGTGGAAGTTGTACTGGATTGTCCTTGATGTACTCTGCTGCAGCCTGTTCAAACGTTATTCCATCTCCAATAAGCTTCAATGCCTTGAAATGGTAAAAATCAATTTGGTTTTCAGGTATGCCCTGAGCTTTCAAGTAGTCCATTTGTTGCCGTTCGACAAGGGCGGCCTGTGCTTTCGTATTGGTTTGTTCCAATGCTTCCAGCCGGCTTAGCAACTCTCTATATTCTTCGCTTTCCTTTGGCTTCGCGCGTTCAATTTCCTTCGGTTTTGCGCGTTCGGCGGGTTTTTTATTCCCTTTCCATTCGGCCGTAACGGAATCGATTGTTTCAGTGTCAAGCCCTTCCTGTTCAAGCATAGATTTAAAAACCCCTTGCATTTTTCGTTCTGCTTGCCTCGTCGCTTTAGAGCTTGCTTGAGAAACAATAGCGTCTATATCCACATTAACCGCCTGTGGCTGCGTGTTTTCCGGCTGCTGTGCCGTGTTGTTGATGTCTTCCATTTTTATCCTCCATTTATAGCCCGTCGGCTATTCCGTTTAAGGCTCGTCAGCCGTGTTTGTTACTCATAAATCGTTATATACACATTCCCAAGGCGACAAATTGCGTTGTTACATTTGCCGCCGGTCTGGTACCTGCTCCTCCTGACCCGGATACAGTTATTGTGTGAAATTGCCCTGCATATATTGCACTCGTTCGTGTCCAGTACGGCCTTGCCGTTCCCGATGTTGTACCTCTAGCATATTTAATTCTCGATTCATTGCCTATGTAATATTCATAAGATTCTCCGTCATTAGCTACACCCGATATCCCTAATTCGATTAACGAAGGCACCCATAAATCTTCAAAAATGTATGCGCTGGTATCTACTGAAAGGTTTCCGATGGTACACAATTTAGTGACTGGTTTTATTATTGTTTGCAACTCTTCTGGAATTGCCGGAAACAAAGTATTGGGGATCACAGTCACTCGCAAATAACTTGAATTGTACCCTCCGACATTGGTACTGCTAGTGTTCATTCGCTGATAATTATTTGTTGTGTCTGCAGTTATAAAAGTCATCCCCGCCTTACCTGATCCATCAGCTAAATCATCGTGACCATATCCTACCAAAGTCCATATTTTCGGTGTTACGCCTGTTGTTGCATCTTCAGTTTTTATTGAACCTATCGCCCAGGGTCTAAGGCCCGATTGAGAAGCTGCGTTAATTTGTTCCCAGGTATTATTATCTAAAATTGGATCATAACTTGATAAAGGGATTCTTCTGTGTACACCTGAAACCGTCGTATACATATCCGTAACCTTTCTGTGTGCACCCGAAACCGTCGTAAAAATATTCTCGGAAGATACATGTACTCCACCCTGTGTAAGATTCACATTAGACATTATTCGCCTCCTTATTCATATACAAATAATATAGTGCCATCTGCATAGGGGGAAGCATCTCCTGGATTTGGAGCTGTGGTTGAGAATTGGATTTTGGAGCTATTTAATTTAGAATTTACTTCAATCTGCAACGATGCAATATTTGCCGCATTGTTTACGCTCCGGGTCTCAGTCTCATTTAATATGATCCATTTTGCTGTCGCTTCATTTCTTAAGCCTGATATGTCAGCTTCTGCAGCGCTCATATCAGATTCCAACGCATCTATGCGTAATACATCTGATGGATCAAAACTTTCGCCCTGTGGCCCTTGGGGGCCCTCAGGCCCCGTCTCACCTTTCTCCCCCTGTAATCCTTGGGGCCCAGAATCTCCTTTGTCTCCTTGCGGTCCAGTTGGACCCTCAGGCCCTATTGGCCCCTGTGCGCCCGTAGCTCCGGTATCTCCTTTAGGGCCTTGAATCCCCTGGGGACCTTCTGGCCCGGCAGGACCTTCATTTCCGGTATCGCCTTTTACACCCTGAGGGCCTTCCGGACCAATTGGGCCCTGAATACCTTGTGGCCCCCGAGGACCTTCCGGGCCCTGAATCGTGCCAACGTTTAACCAATCAAGATCAGTATCCGACCAAACAAATAGATCTCCCGCAACTAAATATGCGTCTCCAATTCGCCCGGTAGGATGAGCGGCAACTAATTCCGCCAACGTATCAAAACTACCTAATATTGTTACCCCTGTACCGTCTTTGCCTATTTCTCCCTGCGGCCCCTGTGGACCTTCTGGGCCTGTTAATCCTTGGATACCTTGCGGTCCCTGCGAGCCAGTTTCTCCTTTATCTCCCTGTGGACCTGGGGGCCCTTGCGGACCTATTGCGCCAATATCTCCTTTTGGACCCTGCGGCCCCATAATATTCTGCGTTGTTGGAGATGCCGTCGATGTTGACCTGGCCCACGATATGACGCCGGCAGACGATACAGTAGGGCGCCATATGTCATCGCTGCCTGTTCCTCCACCTCCGCCACCACCGATGCTTTCCCACGTGCCCCCAATCAGTCCTTGCAATACGCCATTGTCCCATCGGATCGCCATTATTGCGAGTGCTGCGTCTGATGGAGTCTGTACATATTCGTAATTTGGCGTCGGCGTTATAGGAGGGATTCCGGGGGAATAACCGCTTTCGGTAACTTTTATCACAACCTCATTGACTGTTCTCCTGTCCCCTGCAAACACCGAAATATTAATATCACCGGTATCTACTAATAATTCGTTCGGAAACTGTCCAATATCGTCAATTAGTGGGATATGTATCGGTGTAAATGAGGACTTTGAAAATATTGCGGTTTTATTTAATCCCTCCCAATCTCTTGTAAAATTGAACCTTGCAAATATGTAATTTTGATTATTGCTAGGTATCGATTGATCAGCCGTCCTGCTTATTAGCAACGATGATACGTTAAAAGGTATAAATATGTTATTGTTCATTTTCGCACCACCTTTGCTATAATTTTCCGATACCGTCAACGTATACACGTTGCATCTCTGGCTGTAATCCCATGGATTTTGCGAATTTGTTGTATTCGGCAAGCTGCCCTCGATACATAGCTTTAGATGATGTATATGCCTCATCATTTCCCCCGGCTTTATATCCATTAGCCAAAGCGCGTTGTTTTTTCATCGCAACTTCCATGCTTCGCATTTGCTGTGTTGCTTGATCACGATTAAACTTTCTTATTGTACCGTCCCGGAATTCAAACTCTTTTTCTTTGAGTTCCTGCTTTTCCTTTTCGGCTAATTCTGCCGGTGTATAGTTTGGAGTCTGAACCTCTGGGTCGAAACCGCTAAAAGAATGCCGGCAATTTGCCCCGTGCAATCCTCTTACATCTCCATATCCTGTAGTGTCGATGAAATCTTTATAGGATTTATCCGATTCCGCTGTATCTCGAATCATGGTAGATAAATTAAATCCGTTTAAAGCATATATAAAGCCTTGCCATCCGGCGTGATTGTTTATCCCCTCACCTGTTCTAGCCGTAGAGTGCCAGCTGACCTGTACATGCTTAACGCCTAAGTCTGTTATGTTTTTTATGGATACCTGCGCAGATATTTGTCCCATACCTGTCATTACAGCCCTGCGTGTTGCCACTTCTACGCTATCAGTTCGTTTTTCGTATTTGACAGTTCGTAGTCCACTTTCCACCATTTCTCTTACTACGTCTTTTATCGCTTGATCGTATGACATTGCCCCAGTAGATACAATAAATTCTGTCTCATCTAACTTTTTAACAAAAAAATCTCTTAACTTTAGGAATTCGCCTGTCTCGCCTCTGAAGCCTATAGTCTGTGTCAAATTTGTAAATTCTTCTTTTGTCTGATTAGCCATAGACTGAGTAATCTGTTGCAGCCAAAGGTTTTCGCTATATGGTACCATTGGTATACCTTTTGCCTCAAACAATCTTTCGTCGTATATATAAGCTTCCTGCGCGGCATCCTCATATAGCCTTTCGATCTCAATAAGTGTTCGCCCTGTGGCAGTGGATAATTCCTGTCGATAATTTGTTTCGAACTGTTTTATCTCTGACAGTCTGTCTAACTGATATTCCGATGTGGAAGAAAGTTTATTCATTCGGTTTATACGTCGCGCTACGTCCGCTATGATTTTATTTTGCACATCAAATAGTAAATTTGATACTTTGAGAGGTAAAACTTCGTAGGATTCCGGGGAAATCATAATGCTTCTTCGCTTCCTTCAATTTCGGGAAGCATCCCGCCGGCCTCCGCGATGTCCTCGTCAGTGAGCATGGAGAGATATTTAAGATTTTTTTGCGCTACGGCCAAGGTCTGTTCCGGCTTGATTACCCCTGCACTTTGCAATGCTATCAATGTGCCGAGCTCACCTTTAACTTCGGCTTGTTGTTCTGCTTGATTTACAATTATGCTATCATCCCAATCGATGGTAAGTTCAACTTCGCTGATTGGTGCAAGTTGATATCTCCACATAATATCAAGCATATTCGGTAACAACTGTTCTGTTAGGAGTTCGTCCCACGCGTTTTGATGAGACGATACTGTTTGCCAGTATCTTTCCTGGCTTGCCGTAACTTCCGTGGCCGTTTTTGCAACGGATGCGGGATCTGATATAATCCCATAACTAAAGGATATATTTAGCTCTAAATCTCGCTTTAGTGCATCATCACCCCTGCGTAATGGCTCATCGCGAAACTCAGGGCTATAAGTCTCAGGCTTCGACATCATGCTGCTATCCATGCTAGTATTAATATATAATCGTTCGTTTCCGTTGGGTATATCGAGTTTTACTTCTCCCTCTCTTGGTTTAAACGCATTCTTTGTCCCAACATCGCGCCACATATCAGCCGGGGCAAACACAGCGCGTTCACCGCTTTCGTACTCCCACCGAATCATTGCCTTTTGTTTGTCTAAATCTTCGATATTTTTAATAGCCCGTGAAAATATCGCGACTCCTTCAGGTGCGTTTTGATCAATATGATTGTTGAGCGGTACTTTAAATACGCAAAACCACGGTCTTTCCACCGCTGTAAAGGTAATTGATGTCGGCAATGTCTCCCATTCCGGCACTTCCGTAATGCTTATTTCCTTGCCAATACTATCCTTCTCTTTTGACACAAATGCTCGATGCTCGATTATATACTCTTGCGTATCATCATAATAGTTACAATATTTTAAAAGTGTATAAAAATTATCCCCAGCGTTTAACCCGTATATAAACACTACTCCAACAGGTTCATTTCGATCATTAACGCGAATAATCCTAAATTCGTTGTTTTCGACCACGTTGATGTCGATATCGCCGTGATTTGGGGCAAGGTCAAGGATAAGCGTACCGTTATAATTTGCTTTTTCGGCTGTTAGTTTAAAATTGCGGAAAAATGAACTAAATTGACGCTCGATGTATTCCACGGTTTGACTATTTCCGCTGAATGATGGATTAACCTCCACGGTAGTTACCATAGCGAGTTCCGAGCAGATAGTAGCAGCTAAGTGTCTGGATGGATATTTGGCCTTTCCATCTTTATCGCGTTCCATGTTCCACGGCGCGTTCCCCATGTAAAGATCGCGCCAATTTGCCTGTTCCTGCAACATTTCAGCGGACGTGATCGTTTCTATATTTAGTTTATTAAGGGCCTCTTCAATTGTTTTTGATCCCATCATGCCGCGAAACCATCCTTTTATGCTGGATATTATACCCATTCGATCACCATCGTTTACTGTCCTCTTCTTCTCCACACAGATTCCATCGCGTAACGTGTTGCATCAATAAAATCATCCCCTTCATCGGGATAGCCTGTGATTGGATTATCCTCTTTGTCCCGTAAGTACTCGTAAGTCAAAAATTGCTCCGCTGCATTTGGACATCGCGCTTTATCTATAACTATTTCAGTCAATCCTTGCAGCCATTTAATTCCGGCCTCAATGCTTCCAGGCCCTTTTATTGCTGCATACATCCTAAATCCCCACGCCTGGAAATCTCGTATTGACTTATCGCCGCCGCCCCCAGGATCTGCTGTTATTGTTACATTCCGATATTTGTCTAATAATACTGCCATATCTTCATCTCGTGTTTTATAACGACATATCTCGTCATAAATATAAAGTTGTCGCGTATTAGGATTAAAATATATTGCAACAAATGCATTAGGATGAGGAAATTGCCCCCAATCTAAGCCAAAATACAATCGATCAAATATTTTTAATTCATCGTCAGTTATAGTTCTTTCCTTGACATTTTCAAACACATTTAATCCGGTACCAGTAGCAACGCCAAGATATTCATGCTCATATGCCCTGGGATTTATTTCTTTTGTTCGTTCCGCTAATTCATGGAAATCATTCTTCAACCATTCCTTTGGCGCGTCTGTAAAATAGCTATGATGTATTATACGCGCAGGATTATTTTCTCTTGCATCAACATTTATATAATGCTTATTTGATATCGGGGTATTATAGCTTCGGAATACAATTATGTTGTCCCCGCCGCGCATAACAGACTGTAATATGTTACGGTATGCCGCAGTACTGTGGATCTGATCCGCTTCTTCGATCCATAGCACCCCGATATACATACCATTGGGAGGCTTAATTGATTTAATTTTCATAGGGTCATCCGCACCGCGAAAATAGATGATTTGCCCTGTAGATTTTCGTCTTATTTCCATCGGAGACTTTGTACAGTGGAACTCATCCGATAACCCCAGCTCATCTATCGCCCATACAATTTGAGCATAAACACTGTCCTTGATTGTATCTTTGACCTGTCTTGCGGCCAACGCGCAAAAGTCGTTATTGAGCATCATAAGATCGATCAATTTCAATCCGCAATAAGATGATTTAAGGCTTCCTCTGCCGCCCCTAAAGTCATAATAAGAATGCTTTCGTGCGTCTATATCTCTGTTAATGTCTACGTACGCTTTGCCTAATACCCTAGCCGGAAGCCCTTGATATATTTGCTTTTGCTCACCTCCGGCAGTGTCAGACGATTCTCCTATCATTCCATACAGCCATTCGGCGGCTTTTTGGTTGCCTTTTGCTGCAGACAATGCTTGACCTGCTATTAGCGCGGCTTGCATATTCATTTCAGTTTCTGGCAATCCCATTCCTTCAATTGTGTTCCTGGCGTCTTCCATGTCGGGAGGGATATTCCCATTTAACACCATTTTTATAACGTCTTTTGCAGTTGATTTCTGGTGTCTTGCCTTGCCAGAGGCTATACCGCCTTTTCTTCCGTTCTTTCTTGCTTCTTCCTTGCTTCTCTCATTGTGCGGTATAAGATTATTGTTTTTTCCTGCCGGCAATCACCTCACCTCGTTATTTTTATTCTTTTGTGTTTATTTGCTCTTTTCGGCCTCGAGAATCATCTTTGCGGCTTCATCGCGTTTAATATAGCTCTCCGGCCTCACATTATCCGGTGTAGGTTGCGATTTTCCGTCACCGCTGACTATACCCCTAGCAATTGCTTCTTGCATGTATTCTTTCGCCCAAGCAGGACATTTCGTGCCAGCCATTGTCGCAAAATGGTTTTTGATCTGATCCTTTGCAACGATAGCCGCCTCCGTCTGGATCATAGCCTGCACTTCTGCCTTTGTCATATCGATTTCCTCCGTTGTTAATTTCGATTTAAAATTATCCCATGTTATAGTACCGTTGTTATAGACAAATGGCGCCGGGCAATACTTTCCTGTCACATCGTAATGGCGGCATACTCTGGATATCGGTATGTTGTACTTATCCATCAAGTATTTGGTAAGCTCCACAGCATTTGCCACAGTTTCGTCTTTGAGATAATATGCTGATAGATCATTCGCACTTGTTCCACTTTTACGCCTGGAGCACATCTCTATCCCAATGCTGTTTGTGTTGCGACATGCATTTTTATAGGTATCGTTCCCGACGTGCCAAGCTGTATCAGTGTCGGATACACATTGCCAGATACTATTTTCATCCACAAAATAATTTGCAGATGCTCCGCGATAAGTATTTTTAAAATACTCCGTGTTGTTGTATGCCGTGTCGCCGTCATTAGCTGTATAGTGTAAAACTATCCATATAGGGTTAGTCCCGCGCTTGTTGAAATTTGTAAGTGTAAGGTTTTTATTAATCGTTTTCATTGTCCACCCCCATTAAATTTTTGGAATAAGCAAAAGCACCCTGAAATCTCAGAGTGCCTATGCTCTAAAATATTGAGGAGGGCACCTGAAATCCCGATTTACTCATTTTTAAGCTGGTACAGAAAGCTATCGTCTCTCTGTGTTAGTTTGATATTATGACCCCAAGTAGTACACCTCTTTTCGGGGTGCCCCAGGGGGCCTATATTATTATTATAATGGGATTTTCGGGACATTGGGGACATTATTAAAAATTCTGTAGTATATTTTCTTTATTCCTGATTCTGTGGCACCATAACCCATTTTTGCCGCCACATCTTGCCATTTCATTTGTTTTTTAACTCTCATATCGATTATGCGTTGCTGCCTTAATGGCAATGACAAGATAAAAGTATCAATTTCCCTTAGATAAAGCTCCAATTTTTCGAGTCTCTCTTTATCATTGGGGTATTGTTCATCCTCCAGATCTTTTATCACTGCCACAATATCAGGGTATTGCTCTAAAAAATCTTTCGTTTTGTTTCCCTCCCCACCAAATAATCAAGGCTTACGCCGTAATAATTAGTTAACCAACAGGATTTTCTCATGGTCCCTCCAATTTTGCCAAAATCCGGTCTATGTACCACTTAGCTTTCTGCAAGTCCTCTGCTCCGTTTTTACGTTTCCACCGCCATAGATACTTGATTGCATTAGCTGTACAAAAAGCCTCTCCTCCGGTCAATCCCTCTGTGGCAGCCTCCAGTGCGTCTATACATTCAATTTCGCCTGACATGTAATGGGATGGGTGGTTTATGTTATTCATAGTAAGCCTCCCAACAACCTCCATCGTCTTGCCTGTATTTGCAAGTTTCATTTTCAGAATAATCCCCGTAAAATCCTCTAGCGTCGTGCTTGCAATCACAACACATTCCTTCGATGGCGTCGATGTCAAAAAACGGCTTTAATTCATTCTGTTTCCTCCCTCAACGGACACCACCTTGCCCGCTCATTACTAGGGTTTATTAATTTTCCAGAGTATGGATTTATCGGCTTTCCGTCTTGTCCATAACTGGATATGGCTCCGCAGGA